TGAATGCTTTTTGAGACATGCCTTGACTACGTGCAAGTTCTGACATATCTTTAAATGCTTGTGTTTCAGTGTCTAACTTATAGTCAGAATCTTTAAAACTATCATCTAGTTCTATTTTATAATCACCTTCTGGTGCACCTGTAAAACCTTTGTATTTTTTATCGTATTGTGATTTTAAAGGATTATATCCTTTTGCTTGATCAAACATCGTTGGGAATGTTTTATCATTAAACCAATCTGGTTTTTCGCCGGTACCTCGTACACCTTCAGAGATATACCAAACATTTTCTTCGCTGGGAGTTTCTGTGCTTGTTGTGCTTGTTGTACTTGCTTGGGATGTATCTGTTGATGAAACTGGTACTGTTTCAGTTGGTGTTGTTGCTGCACTTGTTTGTTCAATCGCTGATGAACCACTATCTATAATATTATCATCCATTATTACTTAACCTCTTTTTTGTATATTCTCTGTACGCATCTACTAAAAATATTTGCTCTCTGATCCGGTCATCAAATCCGGCATTATAATGTTGCTGTGCATCGGTATATGTACTGCGACTATATGAGTTTAACTGCTGCAAAGCAATACGCATTGAATCTAAATATTTTTTTCCATCTTCGCATTTATGAAAAGCCATATATAATTGTCTGGCTCGCTCTTTGATTCCTTCATTTTCAAATTCTATTGTTGTTCTCCTTGTTGCATAGGTTGTACTTGCTGTTGTTGTGGTTGTTGATTTTGTTGTTGCTGCGCCTGTTGTTGTTGCTGCACTTGTTGTTGCTGAGCTTGCTTAAACTTAATACGTGCAGTCATTGTACGCATAACTTTTTTCGATACGTTGTTTTGATCTGTTATATAGTCTATTAAATCATCTTCGCTATAAATATAGGTTGCTAATTCCGGCTGGATAACTGATCCATTGTATATAGTTTGTACTTGCTGTGTAGCAGTAATAATATTATTAATTTTATTTTGCTTTGCAGCTCTAGCAATCGGGCTTAAATATTCGAACTCTACTAAGTCACCTAATTCCTCCGATACAGCACCTAATCTATACATATATGACCATGTTAATTTAACAAACTGTTCAACTAATTCGCTACCAAGCCTAGAAAAGGTTGATCTTAGTTGTGCTGTCATAGAATCATCTTGTATTTTTGTATAGGTTGCAGTTTGACGCGGATCGCCTGCTGATGGGTCACCAGTTGGATTGATAAACAAACCCTGCTTGATTTGATTAATACATTTTTCTTGTACCTGCATCATATCACCAGATTCAGCTTTGATTTGCATTTGGCTTAGTGCATTTTGTGGTGCACTTGGTTTCATTTGTATAACTGAACCTGTCTCAACTGTTGCAGTAAAGTTGTTTGTCATATTAGCAACACGTGATAAAAATACAGGTCTAGCATTCCAGTTTGCAGCACCTAGTATAATTTTACCTGCTTTATTAAGTGTAGATATGGTTGGCATCATGTCATACATTTTGCCTCTACCAAACATTTCACCGCTATACACTTTAGGTCTAAATACAATAAATTGGCTTAGCTCTTGTTCTTCGCATAATAAAAACTTATCTGCTTTGTATTGTTTAACACAGTAGTTATATTTCATTTTTTTATTATCACTGCTTGGATAATATACTGTGCCGTCTTCAATATGTATTAATTTGTTTGAGTCATTGTCTATAATGTCTTGCAAATCTTGATCTATTTCTATGTTTGGCCACGTTTGTTTGAGCAAACCAGCTTTAACGTGATGCGTGCTGAAAACATCTTGTATTGTATGATGCTTACCCTCGCCTACTGATATTTGATGCAATGGTATTGACGATACCGTGTAAGGTTCGCTGGCATCATCTGTAATGTTAACTAATAAAATACCAGTTGATATGATCATCTCGCGTATACTTTGCACAGCAGCAGCCTGGAAATTAGATTTAGTGTTTTTTGTATACTCTAAATATTCTTCAGACCATTCAGAGCACATTTGTTCTAGCTCATCTTTGCTTGGAATTGGTCGTTCATTACCTTTTTGTCTTTTGCATTTACCTTTTAGAAACTTTTTAGATGGCTTGAATTTTACAAACTCTTTATCACCGAATAACATTTCCATCAGTTTATTAACGTGGATATCTAATGATGTTACTGGTGTATCATCATATATTTTTAATGTTTTGCTTTGTCCTGGTGTAGTCTCTTGGTTGTTAAAATTTGCTCTATTTGGCATCACAAGATCATAGCATTTTTGTAATTCGGACTGCCATTCCTTGCTTGCTTTGTCTGCAAATTCTTTACGCTTATCAAAATCAATTACTGGTATCATGAGCTATCCTACTGTGTTGCTGCCACCGTTAAAACCACCGCCGCCCTGTGCTCTTTGCTCAGATTGTATTTGCTGCTGTTCAACATTGGTATTAGATGCAGCAGCTTGTTTTCTGAGCTGCTCTGTTAAGTCCTCTTGTTCTTCATCAAAAGCTTTGTTTGGGTCATCGTCGCCCATAATAGACACCTCCTTAAAATTATATTTGTTAATAAGTAATTTATACAAACTATACGGAGTCCATATAAACGTTTTTTTTATCCCCAATAGTCTTTTAACCAACGTAGCACAGTTAAAAGGCTCAAAAGTAATCGGTTTAATAGCTGATAAAGGATGTATTGCCCTTGTTTTACCAAATATCACACAACCATTATTATCTAAATAACCTTGTATTAGTTTTTTTGCATCCTCAAAGCTATATATGTTGATAACTATTTTGTTAAATGCAAAACTTATTACGACAGCTTGGCTTTTGCTAGCTGCATCTAGGTACATTGCACAACAATGATGGTAATTATCTTTCATCACAGCGTGGCAAGCGCTTAATCCAGAACTCCTAAAGAGGACATATGCTCCCTCCGCTCTTGATCTGTTGCATAAACGAATCTTTCGTCGTCTGCGATCTCGAAATTTGATCGCATTAGTACATATATCTTTGATGGTTTTACGCTTAGTTTTGATATTTGGTCTCTTAAGTCTTGCTCGTTGATTGCATCAATACAAATAGCATCAACACATTTATCAGCATCAATTTTCCGTTTAATTTTATTAAGTTGTCGCCGCATTAATCCTCTTTAAGTAGGCGATATGCTAACGATCTAGTGGCTTTTTTGTCATTCATGATTTTTTTAACAGCTGGTATTTTGGTATCACCACTTGATGCTTTGATCATTTTGTTTAATCTTTTGATGTTAAAGCTTTGTTTGATACGATTTTGCATGATAACTCCTATTTAGTTAGCTTTTTGCTGCTCTCTCAGTATGGCTAATTCTTCTTTGACCTTTTCAACTTCTTCAATTGTATATGCTTTGCTCAATAGATCCATCATATCAACACCTTGTTTTGGTGATATATCCTGGTTAGCCACGGCATTTGTAACTGCTTTTATGTTTGTTTCCATGTCATTATTAGCGCCAAATCCAGGGATATTGATTTTTGCATCATCTGCTTCGGCGTGCATACGCTTATACCCATCGATAAATGCGATGTATTGAAATGTTGGATCATTTAAGTTGTTAATCCTAAAATCATCCCACCAAGCCTTGCTTTGGTTCTTCCCTTTTTTAAACACGTCCATAAAATTGTACTTTGGGTCGTCTTTCCAGTTATGCAAAGTTTGCCTGCAAACACCTAATTCAGCGGCAACTTGTGCAACTCCCTTGCCTGCACACCACAAAGCATAAGCTTCCATAGCTAAATCTTGACTATATTTTGTTGGCCTGCCTAATTTTTTTGCTGATCTGATAAATCTATTGCGAGCTTTTGGGCAATCTATTTTTGCAGCTAATCTTTTGATTGTCTTATCATCTGTATCACTATAATCAATCATGCTTTTTCTCATTTTTGTGCATATTTTGATTATATGTCTATATATATAGAGAGTCAATTAATTATAATTTATACTTGACGTTAACGTTAACAGTTGATATAGTTATCACATGCCGGATAACTGGCACAATAAAACGGAGATAATATAATGATAAATGACTACCCAAACTTAATACATGATAAAATAACTCATGATATGGATGATAAATTCCGAAAATATGTTCGTATTGTTAAAAAAAAATATAATAACGGTCAAGTTATGTATATAGGAAAGGAAAGAATACTATCTATGCCAGATTTATATCGAAATGATTTGAACATAATAGGTCATGAAACAGATGATCCATTTATTAGGATTGGAGCACATTATAATTATTTTAGGAATGGCAAGGTACAAAGTATTATTAAATATAATGATTGTGGTAATATTATTTATAGCAAGCGATTTGACAGTAACGGAACATTAATGCGAGAAGCATTATACAATAGTAAAGGTCAATGCGTAGAAGCCTGTGAAAATGGCAGACATGGGAAAAGTGGTTATTTAGATGATGTGGTACGATAATATGGATAATAAAACCAGTAAATCTAGCCTAAAAAGAGTTATGGCATATCACGACAAACAAAAACTACTAAACCGTGTTCGTCGTGATGTATGGGCAACTACCGATGAGCATGATCAGATAAAATCAATGCTAAAAAAAATAAGAGGCCTTACTTAGGTCTCTTATTCTATTAAGTCCTCAAGGATTATATTATGATCCTCTATACAATCATTAATAGCATCCATTAATGGGTGATAGTCGTAATCAGTATGTTTAAACTTACGCCAGACGTTGTTTTGTATCTCAAACAAGCAGCTAGCCATATCAAATGATTTATAAATGCACTTTCTTTTTGCGCTATAATCTACATAATTCCAAATTTTGGCGCTATAATCTGCATAACTCCAAATATCTGTTTGAGAAAATATATCTTCCGCTACTATAACAGATCCAGGTGTTACTCTAGCATTCTCTACTTTAACCCTATTACATTTAGAGAATTTTTTGTATATCCAACAAAATAACTTACTCAAAATTACCTCTTCTTATATGTGTTAATCTATCTTCTGCTTGACTCATATTGGATATATTATTATTTTGTCTATAACTTTTTATCCATTTTTTAGCTGCATACCATATCTTAACTCGATACCTAAACTTAAATATTAAATAATTTTGTTTATACTCG